TGCACACCTTCAGAAAAACTATGACGCGTACATGAAAGAAGACTTAGACGAAGCTAATGCATTTACTATTGATAAACGTCCAAGTATCTTTAGACAAGGTACTTCAACTATGCATGATGTTAAGAGAACATCTACTGGTACAGTATATACCAAGCAGCGTGATGCTGATGGCTATAGCAAAGAATTCAAACGTGATCCAGAAGAAGGTAAGCGCGGCCGTGGTCGTCCAAAGAAGAATAAGTTCAGCGAAGCTGTTGAATTCTTGATGACACTATCGGAAGAACAATTTGATGATTTTATGTCAGAAGGCTTTGATACCTTCTTTGAATCGTATGATCAGCTAGACGAAATAAGTAAAGCTACTTTGGGATCATATGTTAAGAAAGCTAGCAGAGACGCTGTAATCACACGTAAAATTGCGGGAGATTTTGAAAACAGCGCTGATAGAGCAAGAAGTCCAAGAATGAAAGCTGCATCTACTCAACTTGCAGATAAATGGAAATCAAAATCTTGGAAACGTTCACATAACATCAACAAAGCTGTTGATCGTTTAAGCAAATAATTTAAAGGAGAAAATTATGCCATTATGGGGTAAAACAGACGCTACCGGTAGCAAGCCAAAGTATTTGAGCTCTGCCGACGCAGCAAACGCAGTATTTGTTTCTGCAGAAGAAGCAGTACTAAAGACAAACAAAGACAAGGGTATCCTTGGCGCTGGCTGGTGGCTCGTTAAAGAATTCACCGACTCTGAAGGTAAGCCACGTTACAAGTCAGAATTGCTAGTTGCAATGTCAGTTGCTAACGCAACTTCTGGTGACGCATCGGACGATACTAAGGTTGCAGACGTTGAAGTTACTATTACAATCGGTACACAGCCTACTGCTCAAACAGCAGTTGGTGGAGCAGCAACATTCTCTGTTACTGCAACCGCATCTTCTGGTACAGTAACTTATCAGTGGCAGAAGAAAGAATCTACCGGCACACGTTTTGCTAACGTTGCAGGTGCAACCAGCGCTACATTAGCTCTTACTGGTTTGACTAACGCTGCAGACAATGGCGATCAATATCGTGTTGTTCTAAGCTCTTCATCTGGTGCTGTTAAGGTAACTTCTAGCGCAGTTGCTCTAACTGTTGCTTAATTATAGGGACTTCGGTCCCTACTTGTTATGAAATTAACTGAAGATAATTTTCTCCTCTATGCTATGCATCATTACGATAATGTACAGTGTCATAGCATAGAAGAGTTTGAAGAGGATCTGAGAAGATTCTTATATCTTAAAAAACTCTTTAGTAGATATAAGAATAACAATGAATTGAGAGAGCGCCTTATATTAAACCACATAATTGTTTTATACAATATATTTGGTGAGGCGACTACTGATATGTTATTCTTCAAACTTGATAAAGAATATGAATCTTCCCTTGCTACATTTCTAGTATATCTTAATAGATTACCTGAAGATAAGCTTGGGAATATTCCTATAGATATAGAAGTAGCAACGGCTTTAAGGAAAATTTAATGTCAACGTTAGACAACCTACTTGCATTTAGAGTCCTATACATGTTGGTCACTCCATTCGAAAAGACTGACGCGTATAAATTCGGGATCATTGACAAGGATGGTAATGCACTCAAAAAGTCAAAAGATTTAAAGACAAGTGAAGAGAAGGATTCATATACTAATCTCACTCGTCTTGTTTTTTCTCTTAAAAGATTATTAGCCAAAGTTCCAGGAGGCAAGAGTCAGTTTGCTTCCATCGTTGCTGCGTACTGGTTAATTAAAGAATCAAATCAAAAGCGTACAGTTATACGTGAAGAAGAGCTAATGTCTCTTATTGATTTGATTGAAGAGAAGAAACTAACATTAGTTGAAGAAGAACTAATGATTGAAAAGTTTATTGCTATGATGGAAGACGGTGGTATTGCTAATACTACTGGTGCTGCTACAGCAACTGACCAAGCTGCTGTTAGATTGAAAAAAGGTAAACCAGTTTCTGGTATTATGGGCGGCAAGAATTACATGTACCGTCGTAAGAAAAGCGTTCAAATGGGGCAATAATGAAAACATTCAAAGAACAAATTCAAGAAGCATACGGCCGTCGTCACGACGCTTATACTCGTGACTATCATAGCTCAGTTTCTGGAATGGGTAAACACCAGTCACATGCTTATCACGCAGATGGTGGAGCTAATGATGAAGGCTGGGATCGTGAACATCACCACAAGCCTGCAGATCATCCACACTCTGTACATATAAACGGTAAGAAGTGGAAGACATTTGGATCACAATCTCATGCTACAAACGTAGCACGTAAAATCAAAGGTGCTACTGTTCATAAAGAAGAAGTAGTATGCCCAGCTTGCAAACAAGATCCATGCCAATGTGATGACAGTCACGGATTCGTCAAAGAAGACAATTCACATTACGATAAAGCTGAAGAACACTTATCAAAAGCAAATGATGCTGAAGCTAAAGGTGATATGAAATCTTTCCATGCACACATGGCAGATCATCATGATTCAATGTCAGAGTGGCATGATTCCAAAGGTCGTTCTGCTTCAGCAGATAAACATGCCGAAAAAGCAGAATATCACCATGAAAAGTCTTTAACAGTTAAAGAAGAAGTTGAACAGATCGATGAACTATCAACTGATCTTTTAGCACGCTATAAAGAGAAAGCTGGTATGGCTGCAACTGCAGCAGACAAAGCTAAGAAGTATGACATCGGTCACAAGCGTTTCAAAGGCATTATGAAAGCAACGTTTAAGCAATTCGCTAACGACGCTAAAAAGTAATGGAATAAATCATGTTATGGGTTTTGCAATTACTCCCTGATTGGATTTACTATGGCATATTAATGATAGGTCTAGTTGGCTTAGCTGCGACCTATCTATTACGCTTCATACCAATTCCCGCAATCTATATGTACAAGACTCCAATTCAATTGGGGTCTATTGCTTTAATTGCCTTCGGCATTTATATGGCTGGTGCAATTGCAAATGAACAAGCATGGAAAGATCGAGTTGCAAAACTTGAAAAAGAATATGCTGAATCTCAAGTTAAATCTGAAAAGGTTAACACCGAGATTGTAACGAAGTATATCACAAAGCGTGAAGTGATTCATCAAAAAGGTGAAGAGCAAATCAGATATATTGATCGTGAGATTACTAAATATAATGAGATTTGCAGATTGCCAAAAGAAGTTATAACACTTCATAATGAAGCATCAAAGGCGCCAAAATGAAGTACATTATACTTACATCTTTATTTTTATTGACTGGTTGTATTGCTACGCCAGTCAAACATTCTTTTCCTAAGCCACCTGAAATAATTACTGAAAGATGCCTAGGATTAAATCAGATTGCAGAAGACGAAGAAAAATTAACAGAGTTCTTAAAGGTAGTTACTAAGAACTATACACTTTATCATGACTGTGCAAGCAAACATGATTTGTTAGTGAAATGGATTAATGAACAACGTGAGATACATGATGCGGTATTTAACAAAGGGAATTAATAATGGAACTAACATTAGAACAACTGAAACAACTATTGCCAAAGAATCCATATGTGGATCATTGGCATCACGCGCTATCACAGCTTTTACCTGATTACGAAATTAATACGCCACGTAGAATTGCTGCATTCATTGCGCAGTGTTCACACGAGTCAGGTGGATTTACAGCTCTTAAAGAAAATCTAAATTATAGAGCTCCAACGCTTCGCAAGATTTTCCCTAAGTACTTTCCTGATGATGCTACAGCAAATGCTTACGCTAGTCGTCCAGACAAGCAACAAGCTATTGCTAATAGAGTATATGCTAATCGTATGGGAAATGGTCCAGAAGAATCCGGCGATGGATTCCGTTACTGTGGCCGTGGATTAATTCAATTGACAGGTAAGCAGAACTATACATGGTTCGCAGCTTCACTTGGTATTCCAGTTGAAGAAGCATCTGAGTATCTTCAAACATTTGAAGGTGCAGCTCAATCGGCATGCTGGTTCTGGGAAACAAACAAGCTAAATCAATTCGCCGATGCTGGTGATATCGTAACTTTAACCAAGCGTATTAATGGTGGCACCATTGGACTTGAAGATCGTATTAAACATTATGAACATGCTCTTCATGTACTAGGAGCTTAATATGAATGACGTAAAACTAGGTAAGTGGTTATTGTTATTGCTTGTTCTTCCAATTGCACTTGCAATTTTTGGTGGAGATAAGTTTAGATACCCATGCCAAGATCCAGCGAACTGGGATAAAGATTTTTGCAAGATGCCGTTGTGTGATGTAACACGCACTTGCCCAGAACATATATTTAAAGGACAGCGCGATCCAAGACAAGGTCCTCCAAAAGATGGAGTGAATGGACCAATGCCTACCACAACACCAGCACAAGGAGTAAACTGTGGCAAATGATTTTCTATACACCGAAGAACAACTGATGGCGCGTCTGCGCTTCTTTATTGGTGTTTGTCTCGCACTTACATTAACCGGAATCGTATTCGTTGTTCTATATTCTATTATCTTCGTTACACAACCTCTTAACGCAATTTCTCCAATTGACCAGAAATTCTTTGAGTTGATTATTCCTATTGCTACATTCTTAACTGGTACATTATCAGGTATCATGTTAGCTGGTAACGATAAAGACGCTCAGAAAGCAGCACTACAAGCTGCTAATAAAGGATGGGAACGTCCACCGACACCTATCGCTCCACCAATACCACCATCACTACCATCTCCAATGATGGGAGGTATGGGTATGGGAGCAATGGGCGGCATGGCACCAGGCGGAATGTATAATAGAATGGAACCATCCTTTGCTCCACAAGCACCTCAAAGTGTAGTCACAGGTTATGGCGGCAGACTAGCACCTCCACCAGCGCCAGAACCAGAACTATAAGGACTTATCGTGTTATCCTTTAAACAACATATACTCGATGAAGCCAAGAGATTTGGTAAAGTGCATCAATTTGCAGCCAAAGCACATGAAGTTTGGAGAAAAAACTTTGATTCTTCTGGAACAAAAGAGCGCATAAAAAAGAATAGCGATGGTACTGAAGGTAATATCAATGTTCCATTTCACAAATTGCATCCAGATTGGAAGAAAGAAAATCTTGCTGCAGGTCATGCCGCTCTTGATGCAGTAAAGAAACATCCGCATGATATGGAAAAGGCAGCTGAACATGTTCATAAAGAATGGATGAAACGTAATCCAAAAGCTGAACACAACGCTGATCAACATAAACCATATAGCGAACTCTCTCATGCCGAAAAAGAAAAAGACAGAGAGCATGTTCGCGTTATGCAAAAACTTCACCAGAAATAATATGTTTGTAAAATCATTACTTCAAGACAGTCATAACGCGAGTATAAGTAGTAAACGAGTTATCACACTTCTTGCATTCCTCGTGTGCGCTGGAGGATTTGTGGCTGATACTCTTGGGTATAAAGTAAATCCAGAACTATTTGATTCTATGATGTACATCGTAGTTGCAGGTTTAGGATTCACTGCTTCTGAAAAATTTGCATCTAAACAAAAAGGTATTCTATGAAAAAAATTCTAGCATTATTGGCAACATCTTTAGCTTTAACAGTAGGTGCTGCTGAAACACAAAAAGTTTGTATTGATAAACTTACTAAAGACGGCAAAATTGTTATGGGCAAAGATGGTAAGCCACAACAAGAATGCAAAGAAATGAAAGTTCATAAGAAACTAGAAGGAACTAAGGTTCCAGAAAAGAAGTAATGCGCCAAGTAGGAATCGTTTATACACCGGTTTCTACTATAGCCACGCCTAAGGAAACTAAGTCTATGGACACGCCAGAAAGAATAGCCAAATTGGAAGCACAAGTGGAAAACATCAAAGAAAGCGTCTCTGAATTAAAAGATGACGTTAAGGAAATCCATTCGCGTATTACGACTGGCAATCGTGAAATCGTTGATAAACTAGAAGCAATGGATTCTAGGATTGAACAGCGAATGAAAGAAAATTCAGAGATATCTCAGCAACAACACGCTGAGATTCAAGCAAGTGCTAGAGAAGACATTGATAAAATATCACAAAGAGTTGATGTTCTAGAACGTTGGCGCTTCATGATTGTCGGTGGAGCTATAGCACTTGGATATCTTGTTTCACATTTGGAAGTATTCGGCAAATTGTTCAAATGACATTGTACTAATTTTCTCGTCTGATATATAATGGTACTAGTGAATATTGTTATTGGAGAAAATAGTGCAAGTCAAATTAGTTTCGTATTCTAAACCATCCCGAGAGCTCGTTAATGACGGGCTCTACGACGTTCAGGAGCTCATTGCTTTTTGTGCAAGAGTTTCTAACCCAGCAAACCAACTCAACACAGAGACATCAGAAAAGCTTATCAATTATTTGGTAAAGCATCAACACTGGTCACCACTTGAAATGGTGTCCGCTTGTCTTGAAATTGTTACTACTCGTGACATTGCTCGACAAATTCTTCGTCATCGTTCTTTCTCTTTCCAAGAATTCTCTCAACGATATGCAGATCCAACTGCTGAGTTAGGAGAGGCATTTATCACTCGTGAAGCACGACTACAAGATACTAAAAATCGTCAGAACTCAGTCGAGATTGACTATGCTGACGAGGCTCAACGCCTACTTGCAATCGAATGGGAACGTGCACAAAAGCGAGTATTATTTGCAGTTGAGAGAGAATATAAATGGGCTATACAGAATGGCATTGCAAAGGAACAAGCTCGTGCAGTCTTACCTGAAGGACTCACTGTATCACGCATGTATATGAATGGAACACTTAGAAGCTGGGTACACTATTGCGAATTAAGAATGGCGAATGGCACTCAGAAAGAACATGCTGATATTGCAAGAGAAATTGCTAAGGTTATCGCTGAAGTATTCCCTATGATGAAGGATTTATGTGATGATTGAATGGACTACACATTTTAAGTTTCTTGGATTTACAGTACAAACCTGTGATTATGGTGGACGCTATATTTGGTGGAAACTTGGTAACTTTAATATCGGGTACAGCAAGGATCCTGACTTTAGTAAGATGGAACAAAAATGATTGACTACTACGAAGCACTTAAAGAAATGCACAAGGGTAATGTTGTCAAATATGTTGGCACAGTAAATGGCAATGTAATGAGTGATAATGGTGCCAGTTTCTGTATGTGTCGTGGTTGTATCTTTCTTTTTGATGCGGGAGAGATCAAATGGAACAAACTAGGATATATGGTCTATGATCCAGACTTTCGTTATGAATTAACTGGTGAAACAGTTGATCCAAGAGCATGGAAACCAGAGAAGAACAGAGACCGTAAAGAGATTAAGTCCAAGTTAGGTTATAGTAGAATAGGATTAGGTAATGTATGAACGCACGAATTAAACAAATTTGGGACCAAGCAGCTAAACTTGAATCTGATCCTTCTTGGGAAGGGCAGACTAAGTTTATGGAAAAGTTTGCCGAACTAATCATCAACGAATGTTTAGATATTGCCAACGACACACGATATGATGGCAAGGTAGTCGCCAACCGTATCAAATTTGTTTTCGGAGTAGGGATTGATTAATGTCTCTTGTAATGGTTTGTGATGTTGTTTATAGAAACTTCAGATTTGCATACTACACAAGAGCATCTTATTTGAATTCGTCCAATCGCTTTTTGTCGAATTTTATTTTTAGCTGAATCGGAAAGGATTCTACCTTCGTTGAGTTTAGATTGTTGTGTTGAACGATGCTCTCGCATTTTCTTACCTTCATCTTCGCCATATATTTCTTCGTAGGTTTTACCTTTTCTTGTTTCAGATAGTTTTTTAGAACGGAGTTGTTTTAGTTCATTGGCTTTATCAATACCATATCGTTGCTCGTAGGATTGACCTTTACCACGATTTAATTTAGAATAATCTATGTATTGTGAAGTGTCTCCACCATCTCCTGATTCTGGTCGAAGATTAGCCCATTGTTTAGAATCAACAATGTTAAGTTTTTTAGATAGAGGAATTGATGTTTCTGTTAATTCCTCTATGGTGGTAAACTGTCCTACGATTTCTGTAGTGACATCGTTACCGTGTTTTTTAAGGTGGTATAGCCAGCGTTTCCCAGAGCCTTTATAGGTGTATGGGTCTTGAATGGTTTTGCCTAAGTATTTCAACCCAGTGATATTATGGGTTTTTATGTAAAGATAGATCATAATTCCTCCTATCTTTATTTATAAAATCTGTCATTTCATTGAGTTACGATAACTATAAATGGAGCATTAAATGCAAAAAATTGTGCATGGCATAGCAGTAGACTATAATAAAGATAAGTTGTTTGATGAATTAGGCAGAATTCGCTTAAAAGAATCATACATGAAAGACGATGAAACGTCTCCTCAAGAAAGATTTGCATATGTATCATCGAAATTTGGATCTAATCCTGAACATGCTCAGCGCTTGTACGATTACTCCTCTAATCATTGGCTTAGTTATAGTACTCCAATTCTTAGCTTTGGCCGTTCTAAGCGTGGGTTACCTATTTCATGCTTTCTTAACTTTATTGAAGACACTGCGGAGGGTTTAGTTGATAATCTTAGTGAAACTAATTGGCTGTCTATGCTTGGTGGTGGCGTGGGTATCGGCTTTGGTATACGTTCGGCGGATGATAAGAGCACGGGAGTTATGCCGCACCTCAAGATATATGACGCGTCGTCATTGGCCTATCGTCAAGGCCGTACTCGCCGTGGAAGTTACGCTGCTTACCTCGATATTAGTCATCCTGATGTTATATCGTTTTTAGAAATGCGCAAGCCTACGGGCGATCAAAACATGCGTACTCTAAACATGCATCATGGTGTTAATATTCCAGATGCGTTTATGGAAATCATCGAACGCTGTATGTTAGATCCAGAAGCTAATGATGATTGGCAACTAATTGATCCAGCATCTAATGAAGTGCGTGAAGTAGTATCTGCAAAAGAATTGTGGATGAAACTCATGGACCTTCGTATGCAAACTGGTGAACCATACATTCATTACATTGATGAATCCAATCGCAAGCTTCCTCAGTGGCTTAAGGACAAAGGATTGAAAGTACATCAATCAAACCTATGTTCTGAAATCATTCTTCCAACTGATGAAAAGCGTACAGCAGTATGCTGCTTATCATCTCTTAACTTAGAGCACTATGATGAATGGAAAGACCATCCTTTATTTCTTTCTGATGTTGCAGAAATGCTTGACAATGTTCTTGAGTATTTCATTAATAATGCTCCTTCCGCCATTAAACGTGCAAAGTACTCTGCCTTACGTGAGCGCAGCATTGGTATCGGTGCTTTGGGTTGGCATGCTCTTCTACAAAAGAAAAACATAGCATGGGAATCAGTAGTAGCAAAATCACTTAACATTAGAATCTTCAAAGGTATAAGGGAAAAATTAGATGAGGCTAATCAGAAATTGGGATCTGAGAGAGGTGAAGCGCTTGATGCTAAAGGTACTGGCAATCGCTTTAGTCATCTTATGGCTATTGCTCCCAATGCTTCTTCTTCCATTCTCATGGGCAACACTAGTCCTTCTATTGAACCTTATCGCGCCAATGCTTATCGCCAGGACACTCTATCGGGTTCTCACTTAAACAAGAATAAATTCTTGGATGTGGTAATCCAAAAAGAAGCTGTAAATCATCCAGAAGAATGGGCTGATGATGTGTGGCGTTCTATCATTGCTAATGACGGATCTGTACAACACCTTGATTGGATGGACGAACATACTAAAGAAGTATTTAAAACATCAATGGAGATCGATCAACGTTGGGTTATCGAGCATGCTGCTGATCGCCAAGAATACATAGATCAAGCACAATCGTTGAATCTGTTCTTCCGTCCAGATTCACACATCAAATACATTCACACAATTCACTTCTTAGCTTGGAAGAAGAAACTAAAGACTCTCTATTATTGCCGTTCAGAAAAGCTTGCAAAAGCTGATAAAGTTTCTAAGAAAGTAGAACGCGAAATCATTAAAGAACTTGACATGGCAGCGATTGCACAAGGAAACGATTGTATTGCATGTGAAGGTTGATAATGGAAGAAGAGACAAGTAAACAAGAATCTCATAAACCATACGTGTGGTGGATTATGAGAATTGTAGAAATGATTACCTGCGCACACATTATCGCAGGAGTATGGAGACACTGGTAAATGGATGCATATAACTTATACCATGTAATTAAACAATTATGGTCTAGTCATGTTAACAAACATAGTGGTGAGATTATAAAAGCAAGTGAAAGCATTAAAGTTTGTGTGTGGACTGATGAAGGATACCGCGAAGTAAGAAACGCGGTATATAACGAAAAAGTAAAAATGATAGAATTAGAATTGGATCAAGAATGAAAGAAGTATTAAAATTTAGCGCATCATGGTGTGGACCATGTAAGATGTTGGCAATGACTGTCAAAGAACTCGATGATAATACAGTTCCAATTACAGATGTTGACATCGACGAAAATCTAGAACTAGCAACAAAATATGGAATTCGTGGCGTACCTACTCTTGTTTTACTTAAAGATGGACTTGAAGTGAAGAGAGTGACAGGCGCGTTGACGCTTCCAAAACTCAAGGAATTCATCAATGGTTAAGCAGAAACATAATTTGCTATCTGATCGTAGCAATTTTAAACCATTCAACTACCCTTGGGCTTATGATGCATGGCTAAAGCATGAACAAAGTCATTGGCTTCATACAGAAGTACCTATGGCTGAAGATGTTAAAGATTGGAAAAAGAAATTAACAGATGAAGAGAAACAATTTCTCACGCATATCTTCCGCTTTTTTACGCAAGGTGACATTGACGTTGCTGGCGGTTACGTTCGTAATTACCTTCCTTATTTCCCTCAGCCCGAAGTAAGAATGATGTTGATGGGCTTCGCAGCTCGTGAAGCTCTACACGTTGCAGCATACTCACATTTGATTGAAACATTAGGTTTACCTGAAGCTTTATACAATCAATTCCTCGAGTATCAAGCTATGAAAGACAAGCACGATTATGTGCTTGATATCTCCGGTAAGAATGGTGATAAGCAATCGACTGCAACTCACATTGCAGTATTCTCTGCATTCACCGAAGGTATGCAACTATTCTCTTCTTTTATTATGTTATTGAATTTCCCACGTCATGGCAAGATGAAAGGCATGGGACAGATCGTCACTTGGTCTATTGTTGACGAAACAATGCACGCCGAATCCATGATCAAATTATTCAAAGAATATATAAAAGAGAATCCCGAGATCTGGAACGATGAACTCAAAGCAAAAATTTATACAATTGCTGAAAAGATGGTTTTACTCGAAGACGGGTTTATTGATCTGGCATTCGAGTTGGGCCCTATGGATGATCTTAACGCTGATGACGTTAAACAGTACATCCGCTATATTACTGATCGTCGCCTTATTAGTCTTGGTCTTAAGGGAATTATGAAGGTTAAAAAGAATCCATTGCCTTGGGTCGAAGAAATGATTAATGCTCCTACTCATACTAACTTCTTTGAGAATAGAGCAACTGATTATGCTAAAGGCGCAACAAGTGGATCTTGGGATGATGTGTGGGCATAACTGATGTTAGAAACTATTTGTGAAACAATGATGGAAGCATACCGTCGTAACTGGATTACTAGTCGCGATGGTAATGTTTCTATACGCCATCACGATCGTGATCACTTTTACATTACACCAAGTGGTGTGCGTAAGCAAACACTACAACCTGATCAATTTAAAAAGATTAAGATTGTTAGAAGAGATGTAACGTTTTGGCAAGAGATGCCATACACTGACATCAGCGCAAACTTAAAGCCAAGTGGTGAGTTACCATTACACTTTGGTTTGCAAAAGAAGATGGGCCAACACAGTAATGATGTTCGTGTTGTAATGCACTTTCATCCAACGTATTGTGTTGCAGCTATGCACGCAGGTATCGAATTAGGTGATATTGCACGTGATTTTCCAGAGCTTAGTAGATATACTAAAGTAGCGCATAATGTTGGAGATGTGCCGCCGATCAGCCAAGAGCTTGCTGATCAGTGTCATAGTAATTTAAAACTTGATCACAACGGTAACATTAAATATGATATCGTTGGCATTAAAGGTCATGGTGTAGTAGCTATTGATACCTCTCCGTGGAGAGCATTTGAACATATTGAAAGGCTAGAACATATCTGTAAAATTGTTCTAGCATCAAACAAAACTAGAAAGGAGAGTTAATGGCACTAAAGCATTTCGATTGCGATGGATGTGGAGCGCATGGCAAAATTACTTTTAAAACTGACGATGAATTCAGAATTTCCGATGTGGCGTATTGCCCATTCTGCGGAAGTGACATTTATGAAGATGAGGAGTACAACGATGACGAAGAAGATCAGTAAGGTTATTATCTATTATGAAGATGGAACTTACGAAGAAGTTAAAGCTGGCTTACCTGATACACAAGGTCAACAAGATAAAAAGGTTACTAGCCCAAATCCTGTAATGCCTGACTTCCGCCCTGATACACAAAAAGTACAGGAGTGGCCAACAGTACGTCCAACGTTTGTTCCACCGCATGATACTTGGCCATTTCCTACATGGCAACCAAACACAGTATGGTGTGGTAATACAGACGATAACGTAAAATTAAATTACACTATCAACCCTGACAGTGGTTCATGGACTTTTACGTCGACTGGCAACGCTGATAATCTTAATAAATATACCATTACATCAACTGGTAATGGTAATGTGGATTTATCAAAATAAAGAGTTTAGCGAAAGCGATATAGGTAAATATGTTGGTTATGTTTACCTAATCACAAACAAAACAAATAATAGACAGTATATTGGAAAGAAACTTTTCTGGTTCTCTAAGACTAGAACAGTTAAAGGTAAGAAGAAAAAAGAGAAGGCTCTTTCCGATTGGCAAACATATTGGTCATCTTCAGAAGAACTGAAGAGTGATGTCGTTGCTCTAGGTGAAGAAAACTTCACTCGTGAGATTTTATATCTATGCTCTAGTAAGGGCACTATGTCATATCTGGAAGCTCGCGAGCAATTTGCGAGAAGAGTACTAGAATTTCCAGATCTGTGGTACAATGGCATCATCCAATGTCGAATACACAGGACACACGTAAAGTTATGATATATCTTCTCCTTGCAAATGCAGTTGCATTATCAATTATAGCAGAGTACTATGCCATCATGGGATTGATGGCTATTTTCTCTGGCTCTCCTATCGCCATAGCAATTATGGGCGGTGTGTTAGGTCTATCCAAAATTGTAGTCACATCATGGCTATATAGAAATTGGAATCAGACTACACTCTTACTCAAATCATACTTTTCAATAGCAATCTGCGTTCTTATGCTTTTAACGAGCATGGGAATATTTGGATACTTGTCTAAAGCCCATTTAGATCAAGGTGTAGTGTCGGGCGATGTTGCAGCAGCAGTATCAATTATCGACGAAAAAATCAATATACAAAAGGAAAACATAAATGCAGCTCGTAAGACAATTTCTCAACTGGATTCACAAGTTGACGCAGCCCTCAGTAGAACAACCGACGCAGCCGGAGCCGATCGCTCCAGTAGTATTAGAAGAAGTCAAGCCCGTGAGCGAACCCGTCTCGTTGAAGAAATCTCCGCCGCCCAAAAAGAAATCGCCAAACTCAACGAAGAACGTGCCCCAATCGCAATCGAACTCCGCAAAGTCGAAGCCGAAGTCGGTCCAATCAAATACATCGCAGCGTTCATCTACGAAGACAGCGCCAGTCAAAACTCGCTCGAGAAAGCCGTCCGCTGGTTAATTGTTCTAATTGTATTAGTGTTTGATCCATTAGCAGTATTAATGTTTATTGCTGTAAATCAAACACTAATGCGTCAAAACCCTCAACCTAAAGTAGAACTGTACGATCGTAAAGTTGAGGAAATCATAGATGGGGTTCCAAATAATGATATGGAATTAGAAGCATCTGTGCGTGTAGATGATAATGTAATAATAGAAAAGTGGTGATTTGATTTTACAGAATCTGAAAACTGCAGTATAATGTATCTCTGGATACAAACAATAAAAAGATTTGTAGTGTACAATAATTCCTAGATATGTTAAAATCTAGGTATGTACAAAATATACTACACAAATGAACACAACGAGGCTCGATCATATGATGAGTCTACTCTCAAAGAAGCCCTACTTTTAGTAGAAGGCCTTCGCCGCAATACCCGAAATAGCTTTGTCACAATGGTATGTGAAAACCCCAACTCTGTTGGGAAACCTGGTGTAGACTCTGTCACAAACGGAGTCTTACCTGATGGCTCTAATTATGAATGGAGAAAACGTCGATGAGTTTCAGTGAATCAGATAAGACAAGAATCCTGCGATTGAAGTCTTCTATTGCGTCTTACTATAATCTACAGATGAAGAAGATAGGTGATAGACAACTTGAGGCTTTGTTCTACGAGAACTGCGTAATCTCAGGTGGATGTATATCTTCCATGTTTCATGATGAACCTGTGCAGGATATCGACTTGTATGCAACGAGCGAAAAGGCCGTAAAGACTATCAAAGATTATATTGTCAACAGCGGTAAGAATATCAAATCAGCTGAAATGTATACACTTGATGCTGATGGTAATAAGGTGAATACAGGATCTACTCAAGCTTTAGTTACGCTAAACGCTGTAACTCTTACTAACGACATACAGTTTATCTACATGGATACGTGGGATAACTGTAAGAAGAAGTTTGACTTCGTTCACTGCATGCCTCACTACGATTTATCTACGCAGAAGCTTTATATCTCTGAATCGCAGTTCAATGCTATCAAAGAAAAGAAGTTGATGCCTACTGGCAAAGTTGAAATCAAACAAAAACGTCTTGAGAAGTATCAAAAGCGTGGATGGGGTCTATATGATATTGAATTGAAGGCTACAGAATATAATTGGGCTGATGGAGTTCCGGGTCTTCCTGGAATCATGGCACAAGATATTGCTAAACTTATTCCTACATCGGTGATATAATGGCTTCACTTACAGAATACTTTGCAAAGATTGCGTACAAACACACCTACGATATTGGAGATCGTGTTGAAGGTAAGTGGAATGGAATTCCCTTTGTTGGTTCTATCGGCAACGATAGATTAGTCAACGAAGATGATGGGCCGGAGGTTACTATTCATTTAGATCTTCCAATCAAATACGAAGATAAGATTCATCGTATCATAGTTGTAAAACATAAAGACATTAAGAAGCGAAAATGAATGATTTGGTTTATCGCTTAAGAAAGCGTGCAGAAATACGTAGACAGATTCCTACACGTAAGAGTGTACAAGAAGGAAAGCCTGATCGTATGGCCGATCTACTTGAAGAAGCAGCAAACGAAATTGAAAAATTAGAGCAAACTGTAACAAATTTAGTCTCTGCTAGATTGGACGAATTATGACACAGAATAATCGTAATTATGTTATAATTATTATGAAAGGTGGAACTTTATGACAGGAGGTAAACAAGTGCCAGCACTATTTAGAGACTTTGGCGGTACAGCTGATCAAATGTCGATCAGCAAAGTCACGACTGTAAAGGAAGGCTACATGCTTATTACAGATTTTGAAAACTGTATGGAACGTACTACAGCAAAAGTATTTCCTACAGAATCTTCAGCACGCGCTTCATCGCCAAATGAACGTGTTTTAAAAGTGAAAGTTGAGAGGGAACTATGAACATAGATTTTAATAGCTTTTTTAGATTACGTGTTGATATACACGCAGTACGCGATAACCAATACCAATTGACTATGGAACGAGTTGATTTGGAAGATGAATTTTACACAAGTAAAACTGAATATTTCCTAACTAAAGATCAATTAAAACAACTCGTCGATTATTTCAACGAGGCTTATAATGGTATCGAGTAATTCATCAATTGATTGGACAAAGTTTATGTCAGCAGAAGAAAACACAGAATTTGCTAAGTCTCCTGAATTTCGTGAATGGTTGCTTGGTCTTCTATCAGACGAAAAGAATCCAACTACGATTACATTCATGAAGAAGGATGGCACTGAACGTGTAATGCGATGCACTCGTTCTCCCGCACAAATCCCTGAAGATCAACATCCGAAGAATGGAACTAATGATTCAGAAACATCTCTTCGTGTCTTTGATCTAGATAAGAACGAATGGCGTTCGTTTATTATTGAAAACGTTAAGCACGTCGAATATCATTTTTAATATGAAATACACCGGAACATATTTAGCTGCAGCACTTATTGCAATCATTATAGCAATAATCCTTGGACCATTTATTACAATCTGGTCTCTTAACACTCTTTTCCCAGCTCTTGCAATTCCATACACACTCGAAACATGGGCAGCAGCTATTGGTTTACACGCAACAATTCGTGGTATCTTCTATAAGAAAGAAAAATAATGAGTCAAATTTCTAGTCCAGCAGATCGTGCCAAGATTAAGAAAATGCTTGGTGAAGTGTCTAATTCTATGACACGCATTGAAGGTGAACGTGATCTAATTAAGGAGACTATCAAAGAGATGTCTCAAGAGTTTAATCTCTCAAAGCGCCAACTTAATCGTATGGCAAAAGTTTACCACAAACAAAACTTTACACGTGAACAAGAAGAACATTCTGAATTTGAGGACCTGTATACCTCTATCGTGGAAAGTAATACTTAAGTATACAGTGTACAATAATTCATATTCGTGGTATAATACATATATGAATTGGAGAACACATGGCTACTAACGAAAAAGAACCTAAACTCACGGCTTCTGAAAAACGCGCTCAGAAGCGTCGTGAAACTGCTGCTAAGATGGAACAAGTCTTTGGCACTGGTAAAGGCAGCACTGAACCTACGCTGAATCCTCTTGACTATACAGCATCAATGATGCGTGCACTGAACTACTACAACTCTGCTTTTGAAAACAAAGATAAGCGTAAGTGGTTCATGTCGTACGTTGGCAAAAAGTCAACTGAATTCGATACTCTTTCAGATTGGGACTTCCGTTCAGTTGGCACAGTCATTCGATTGAAACAACGCGAACAACCTCTCAATGACAAAGATCTTCAGTTTATTGAAGACTCTATTGCTGCACTGCGTCTTAAAGCAAAAGGCGAACAAAAAGTCTCTGCACTGAAAGGTGCTCCAAAAGAAAAAGAAGTAAAACCAGTCGTATCGATTCAAGATCGTATTGCTGAAGCTGCATCTGGTCACATCGGCGAAATCAATGGTATGGTTGATGACTTCATTACGAATGATACTGAAATTGATGTTGGCTCATATTTGAAAGCAAACAATGTCAGCCCACAAGTTTCTAAGCTCATTCCTGCAGCATTTGCCAAAACCATTGAAGAACTCAATGAAGTTATTGAAGGCAATGACAAGCAGTTGGTCGAAGGTTATTCAAACATCAAGAAAGTCAAAATCAAGAAACTGATTAAGTCTCTTGAATCTATCTCTGATGCATGCGCTCAACAAGCAGTATCAGCTAAAGCAGCACGTAAACCTCGTGCTAAGAAAGAAAAACCAGCATCAGTTGTAGCAAAAGCTGTTAAGTACATGAAGGAATTTCCTGAACTTAAGCTTACTTCTGAAAAGCCTGAAAAGATTATTGGATCTTCTGAGGTGTGGATTTATAACACTAAATATAAGAAGATTCAAGTGTATCGTAGTCTAGGTGCACTTGGCATCAAAGGTACAACCATCTTGAATTATGATGTAGCTACCTCAGGTGCAAAAACTATGCGCAAACCAGAACAAATCACTGGCTTTGCAAATATGACTAAACGTACTTTGGCCGGTGAGTTCAAAGCACTTAAGACTAAGGAGTCTGCAGTGAATGGTCGTATCAATGAAGATTGTATTATTTTGAAAGTATTCGGATGATTTTACTTGATTATTCACAAGTTTGTGTAGCAGCAATTCTTGCATTCAGCCATGATTTGAAAAAAGGTAGTGAAGGCGATAAGAAAGATCTTATTCGTCACGTTGCCTTGAACTCTATTAAGTCATACAAAAAGAAGTATGGCAAGGAGTACGGTCAAATGGTTATCACATGTGATGGCCGTAACTATTGGCGCAAGGAATACTTTGCTAACTACAAAGGTATGCGTAAGAAAGCTCGTGAAGAATCTGACCTCGATTGGACACTTATCTTTAATACGCTATCTGAAATCCGCGAAGATCTTAAGTCTTACTTTAAGTATAAAGTAATCCACGTTGATCGTTGTGAAGCCGACGACGTCATTGCTGTACTTACTGAATCTACTCAGGAGTTCGGCAAGTTTGAACCCGTGATGATCGTATCGTCTGATAAAGACTTCAAACAACTTCATCAGTACGACAATGTCAAGCAGTTTAGTCCTATGCTCAAGAAACAGGTTGTAGTAAATAAAAAGGAACTTCATAACTGGATGATTGAACACATTGTTAAAGGTGACGCCGGCGACGGCATTCCAAACATCTTGTCTAAAGACGATGTGTTTATGCTTGGTGAACGTCAAAAGCCTGTTAGCTCTAAGCGTCTTGAAGAATTTTACAAAGATGGTATGCTTGCGTGTCGTACTGATGAAGAACGACGTAATTGGACTCGTAATGTTCATCTAGTTAATTTTAGTCACATCCCTACTGACATCAAGGAAACGGTAATGGAAGCGTTTGAAGTCGAACCTAAAGGCGACAAGACTGCAATCATGAATTATCTTATTAAGAACAGATGTCGCAATCTGTTAAATGAAATTGAGGAATTTTAATGGCAACACGATATCTCACCGAGATCCTAGAAGAAGTAAACAAAGAACCAACTGCACTCGCAAAGTATCGCGATAACGCAGCACTGCGATTTATTTTTCAGCACGCATTTCTTCCAGAACATAAGTTTGATTTACCCGAAGGTTCTCCTCCTTTCAAGGAAGATCCAGCACCTTTGGGTATGTCAAAGGCAAACCTTGTAATGGAGACTAAGAAGCTTTATATTTTCACAAAAGCTAAAGAGCTTAACAAAGTTCGCAAGGAACATCTCTTCATTCAATTGCTTGAGAATGTACATCCATCCGAAGCAAAACTCCTCGTAGCCGTCAAAGATCAGAAGCTAAATAAGCTATACAAGAAGGTCACTGCAGATCTTGCAGCTGATTATGGCTTCATTCCGAGACAGGCAAAAAATGAGGAATCAACACCAAAAAAATCTTAAGATTATACTCTCGATGGAGCAGAACGAGCTCGCACACTGGTTGGCAAACCTACCAGACGACGAGATCGAATACGTCGAGTGGTTGGTTGAAGAAGTTGACATCGCTCTTGAAAACATGGTGATAGAGCAATCAGGTTTAACCGATGCGAGAGATGTAATCAAAAAGTATACACTTGATAAAAGTTGACTATTTTAGTCAACTATGTACAATAATTCGTTTTCTTGATATAATACTTACATGATACTACAAATCCTTAACGAATTAGCAGCAACTTCCTCTCGTTTGGAGAAAGAAGCAATTCTGAAACGTGAACAAAACAATGAGCTTCTGAAGAAAGTTTTCTTCTTGGCTTATGATCCATTCACTCAGTTCTACATTCGCAAGATTCCTGTATACGAACGAAATACAACTGATCACGCAGCATCCTTAGAGGGTTTGCTTCTTGGTCTTGAAACGTTGTCATCTCGTCGTGCTACTGGTAACGCTGGAATTTATCATCTGCAGACTATGCTTCAGGCATTGAATGTAGATGATGCAGAAGTTCTAGAACGTATCATCGGTAAAGATTTGAAGTGTGGTGCTTCTGCATCAACGGCTAATAAGACTTGGCCTGAGTTGATCCATGAGTATCCATGCATGTTGTGTACGCCGTTTGATGAAAAGATCTTGAAGAAATTCAAGTTCCCAGCGTATGCACAATTGAAGATGGACGGTATGCGTTTCAACGCTATCGTCAAAAATGGAACATGTGAATTCCGTAGCCGTAATGGCAAGGAAATCCAACTGCTTGGAAATCTTGAACAAGAGTTCATCCAACTTGCAGATGGACAGAACTTAGTGTTTGATGGTGAGTTACTCATCAACGACAAAGGTATCATCCTTGATCGTCAAACTGGTAATGGCATTCTAAACAAAGCAGTGAAAGGTACTATCCTCACTGATGAAGCACGTAAAGTGCATGCAACTATTTGGGATGTAATACCGTATGATGTATTCAAAAAAGGTCAAGGAAATACCGCGTATCAGATTAGGTTCTCGCAAATTGAGAGTATGGCTCTACCGAACAAGATTCATCTTGTTGAAAGTAAGAGCGTTGGTTCTTTTGAGGAAGCTCAAAAGATCTTTGAAGAATACCTCGCTCAAGGACAAGAAGGTATCATCCTAAAGGATATGAGCGGCGTTTGGGAAGACAAACGTGTAAAGACTCAAGTGAAGTTTAAAGCTGAACTTGATTGTGATTTGAAAGTGGTTGGCATTCAGCCAGGCACTGGTAAGTATGAAGGACTCGTTGGTGCACTACTTTGCGAAAGTGAAGATGGCATCATCAAAGTTGATGTAGGTTCTGGTCTATCAGATTTTGATAGAAAAGAGTTTACAACAAATAGTCCTGTTGGTAAAATAGTAGCAGTGGTGTATAACGCTAGGATTAAAAACAAACAAGGTGAAGAGTCACTCTTCCTACCACGTTTGGTTGAAGTCCGCGAAGATAAAAATTTTGCAGATATTGCAAAAAAGATTCGCTAAGAGCATACACGACGTATAAATAAATCAGGTACAACAAAGAGGTTATAATGCAACATTGCATATCTTTATCCGCTGCGAAAAATAGTTATGATCTAAACGGTCAGGCTATTGTACGCACATTCTCACCAGAATGGAGCATGCAGGGCTAAGAGAAGCAGTAGTTACACACCTCTCAAAGCCCTGATTAAAAGTCAGGGCTTTTGTGTTTTCTGGTGTACAATAATTCGTAGATGGTGTATAATACATCTACAGTCAATCAAAAAGATTGACAACGTTCTTTAAAAATTCGTGTTCTTGATAATTGATCCGGTGTGGTGTAATTGGTAACACAACAGACTTTGACTCTGTCGTCCTAGGTTCGAACCCTAGCACCGGTGCCAATAGATTGCAAACTTTGATGGTGAAGTCCTGCCTCTTAAGCAGAGAGAATTCGGTTCGAGTCCGAAGCGATCTACCATATTGAAACGCACTATGAATAGCTGTGGGAGGATGACCGATGCCCACGATGCGTGGTCCAGATAGTGCGTTTCAATATGGTTTTTATCTGGGTATAATGTCAATCTGGTAGACGGCGAGGCTTGGAACTTCGAGGCTGCAGGTTCAAATCCTGCTACCCAGACCAGAGATTATATCGCATTCGACTTCAGGTGAGGTCATCACCCTTTCAAGGTGACTAGACGGGATCGTTACCCGTATGCGATACCAAGGTTTTAGGATACATACAGCAAATTCCAACATAATTGTTGTGTAGCAGGTTCGATCCCTGTATTTTCCGCCATTTTGGAAAATTAGCTCATTTGGTAGAGCAAACAAAAAGTGTATCCTGTATTTTTAGGAGTGGTCCTATAATGGTATTAGAGCGGATTGCTAATCCGTCGGTTTGCGAAAGCAGGCTTCTGGGTTCGAGTCCCAGTCACTCCACCAATTTTATGCCAGCGAGACTTGGTAGTCAGAGAGGTCTTATACACCTTTTAGCGCCAGATTAGCGTTCTTGAGTGAGTTCGATTCTCACCGCTGGTACCATATGCAGCAGTCAACTCTAAAAAGTGCATTTTTATAAAT